AGAATTAAAAAGATTGTTGCCACTAGCCCCTTGAAGCATTTCGAGAACAGGTCTAGCCAACATATCATCCTCTATAATTTGTCTGTAATTATTTCTTCTGACTCTAGCCACATCATCTATAGCCTCGGCCTTTACATCAAACAGCCTATTTGACATACCATTAACAACAACATCTACAAACTTTGGAACAATAGGAACAGGTGTCCAGTCTAAATTGAGGTATGATGTATCTCCGTTGATTGCTAGCTCATTTTTATACTTTTGAACAGATTGTTCACCCCTAGCATATTGTCTTAGCTTATGAAAATTATCTCTGTTGTTATAAAAACGAGCAGCTCCATTATCCTTTCTAAACCACTCGGATTCTATAGCTTTACCTACAGAAAGCCCATATTCCAATGACCCTTTGATTGAGTCAGGAGCTAACTGATCTGGAAAGGATATACTGGCAATTTTAAAATCGTCGTTTAGCATATTGCTATTTTATAATTTCGCTATTCAGACCTGAGTTGTCGTACTTTGCAAAGTTAACACTTATTTTGCTACGCTTTTTCTCAGGCTTTGTCACATACCTTTGATTTGCCATAATAGCTAATCCAGAGCTAATTGTGGCATCAAATTTAGTTCTATTAAATATATTGTAATTTGACCAATCTTTTAAGGTCCTCATAAAATACATTTTATTGCCAATGTCACCCATATCTCTATACAATCCTAGACTATCAACACCAACATTTCTTTCTATATAAGCTTCTATTGCTTCGGCGTGCACTGATATTACAGGTTGAGATGATGGAATCCCACCTAACTCTCTTTCTGATTTTGATAAATCTGATCTAGCCTTATCTGGTCTATTCAGAGCAAAAGCTCTATAACCCCTTTCTTTAAGGTAATATAATAATCTTGGTTTATTGTTTTCGACTAATATCGGCATTCCGTAAAAATGACAAGCCATCAAAACATCTTCATAAAATAACTCTGCTGTTTGAGGCCTTGCTATGTATTCTAAAAAAAACAATTCTGATGGAGCATTGTCAAAATTTACTTTTGTCAAACCATGCAATGCCCCTTTAGACCCACTTCCACCAACTACTCCAGAAATGTCATAACTATCACAACCAAAAGAGCCAATATGAACATTAAGTGGGTAATACTTGTTATTGTCTCTACGTACATTATTTCTAAGTTCTTTCGGCGGTATCCAAGTTACATAAAATTTACCATTTCTAGACGGTGTCCAAACAACATTTGTACCTCTAACACCATTTTCCCAATGAAAATCTCCTTTATCTACATAACTATGTGTGCCATTCGTATCGTTGTAATCTATTTGTTCATATATTTTCTGTAAATTAAATAAGCTATTTTTTGATTCATCTCTGAATGCGTGGTTCTCAGATCTTGGAAACTGTCTATAAAACTCATTTAATGCGTCTGGATCTTTTTTTAAAGATTCAACTTCGTTTTCCCAATAATCCAAAACACCTTGATAAATATAATCCCCATGTATATCAATGACTGGTTTTTCTGGTGTTCGAAAAACTGGTTGGCCATGCTTATCTAAAAACCCTTCCATATTCCATTCCATAGGAATGAATAAATTATACAGTCCTGTTTTTGTTTGACCATTAGCATTTCTCTCCAATGGATTAGAATCATAAAATAATTTTTTAAAATTTGCACCACCCTTATCAAGTGAATTTGATGTGGATCCCATCATACATTTACCAATCACTCTCCTCCCTAGTCGTAAACAAGTTTTAGTGACACGCCAACTGTTGAGGATATTATCGGGACGCTCCCACTTCCCAGACTCATCATGGACAAGGAGTCGGAGCTTTTCACCGTCATAGGAGTTATCTCCAGTATTTTTCCAATCGATTGTTGTGTCGAGACCTGCCAATTCATCAGTTTCTTTTTGTTCAATATTTTTTCTTGTAAGTTTTGATGCTGGAACCCTATAGGCAAGCTCAGTTTTTGGTCTATCCATCCCGTCTTGTATTGGCTTGAAGAAGAAGGGGTAATTGGTGGATATGGGTACAACCTTATCTGTGAACATTTTTTTTGCATCAGCTCCTGATTTTGATAATATGCCAAACCTTGCGTCTGAAGTGATTGTTGCTTGAGCGACGGATTCTGATGAAGACATAAAGGAAAAACCAGATCTTCTGTTTTTAAGATAACACATTCCGTAAGATCTAGAGTCGGCTTTACAAGCCTCCCAGTAGATAAAGAAAATTCTGTTAGATTCTCTGAATTCTGGGAGCCCAACATCAATCTTGGTCCATTGCAAGTACATGTAATGAGAACCAGTAATATAAGTATTGACACCGTTGTTTTTAAACCAATAACCATTTTCTCTTCTTTCAAATTCTTGTTCAATATAGTCAACCCATGCCTCTTTGAATGCAGATGGGTAGTCATTCCACTGGAAAACGGTCTTGATCTTGAATAGCTCCCTTGGATAGTCTTTTGCTTCCCAATACTGTTCTGATGTTTTTTTGCTTCTAGACTCAACCTTTTTTGGTGGCAAAGGTAATGCTATTTTCAGTCCGTTTACGTTGATCACATCTCCAATCTTCCCACTTTTAGATATTACAACTACATCATAGCTAGGGTTATATCCATACCGCCATGATGAGGATTTATTTTTCTTTTGTTTATCTATTTCTGGTATAGTACCAATTACAGTAAAAAGATTAAGACTTTCTTCCTCTCGATTCAGCAAAACCTTTAAAGGTTTCTTCTTTTTTAGTATCTGCTGACTCTCCATTTTCTAATTTCTCTTTTTCTAATTCAATCCTGTTCAAAATTTCAAAAGCATCAAATATCGCTAGCTTTTTTGTAGCTGCTGCATTTTTTAATCTGTCTGCAGCCAAATCTACTGATGGATCATCAGTTATGATTTCGTCATGTGCAACTTTTATTAGCTCTTCTACAGCTTTTTCACCTGCATTTATTACTCTTAAAATTGTATCCTTGACGTTATTTTTTTTTATTGTAACTTCTTCTGAAGTACTTGTTTCTGTCCATTCCATTTAATTTTATTTACTTTTACTTTTATTAGCTTTTCTTATCGCTTCTTTACCTTTTTTAAAAATAGAAACTACTTCGGTTTTACCCATAACTTTTGCTCTTTGTTCTCCGACAGTCAGTATCTGAATCTTTCGAGCATAAGGCTTGTTAATTCGCTTTACTTTAGCTACAGTTGCTCTAGCGTCAGCAGGTGTTTTAAATTTAATACCAACCGTGTCTTTAGGGTTTTCATCAGTATATAATCTTCTTCCAGAACCTTTCGGTTTTTTACCAGTTCCAGTTTTGGGGTCTCTTTTTTTTGGCATTTTATCTATTTTTTACAGCTGGTTTATTTCTTCCTTTTTTCTGTGCACGAGTGCAGTGGCTATATTTACCTCGTCTATTTAATGATTTTCCCATTTAACAAAATTCTACACAAATATCTTTTCTTCTCATCCTATATAACTTCTCTCCATCTATTTCAAATTCATATTCGCTGTCTTTAGTGTAACCTATCTCTAGTCCACACGAAACACCTTGGTCTATCAAATTTTGATTTGTATATTTAACAGTTCCCTTGTGTAGCTCATAAGCACCTAAAGAAACTGCCATATTCTCCTCGCCTTTCGGAGAGACAAAACAATAATCATCAAAGCTAACCCAGTTGTTATTTTTCTTAACAAGATAAATTTTATTAGACGATACAAGATACAAATTATCTTTAAAATACTCGTTACTCTTTCTTTCGTTGCCTTTCATGTCATAATATGAACGAAAAACATTATGATGCAAAACTATTTCATCACCTTCTTTTAAATCTCCAATATAAGATAAAGGGGTTTTTTCTATAATACCAAAACGATTTACATCTTTTGCATTTTCTATAGAAGAGGTAATTATTACACCGTTTTTTTCTCTATTGTATTCTTGATTATTTTTTGGCTTTACTAAAAAAGATTTTGTGGGCCTAAAAGTTAACATTATATTCTATTGTGATTGGAGTATTTATACTAAAAAATTTCCATTTTTTAATTTCTTCATTTTTTTGAATCCACAAACTATAGCCTTCTTCATCCTGCGATACAGCATGAATCTTCCATAAGCCACCCATAACATCTTGTTCAACAACATAATGCATAGCATTTTTGTAATCTGATCCAATAGAAATTTTTCTAATATAATTATTCATTTGATTTTATTTAAATGCCATATATAAATAAGTTCCTCCTAAAGCATTATACCAAGAACCAGTAGTATTTAAAGTAAACTTATTTGTGCCTAACACGATACCAGTGGTAGTTGTATCTTCTTGATTATTAAGATGCGGATACAACTCATAGGTGCTTCTTTGGTCATCAACAATTATCCAACCTGCAGATGCGTCAGTTCTTTTTATTAAAACAAAACTTGGGCTAAAATCTAAGGCAACTTCTTTACCTGAATTTCCCGACCCTGAATATACGCCTATTTTACTATATCCTGCAACTGTATGCCAAGAGTACATAATATAACTATTATTTACGCCATTAACAAACCAATCATTTTTTAGTTTTACAACACTGCTTGTAGGTGATCCATTCCAAAAATAATTAACAGCGGTATGGTATTCCCCAGTAGTGTACAAATAAAAAGAACCAAGCCAATTATTTGAAGCTAGAACTCCAGTTCCTACACACCAACCTCCTGCACCTCCACTTTGTCCAGTTCCACCTGTTCCTTTTATAATAACTAGCTCAGGAGCTTGAGAAAGTCCATGACCGACTGTAGCTGTTGCTGAATTAGGATACCCAACGCCTCTGTAGGATGAAATACTAAACCCAGCAGCAGGATTTGCACTAACCAAACTTGTGGTGCTACCATCATTATTTATAGCAGCTAAGTTTCTATCGTGATCTAAAGCTTTCCAATTCCATGCTACATAAGTATCGCTTGCACCATCGTTTACAGCGGTATCGTTGCCAAGAGAAAATCCTCCATCAATAAACGCGGTTAATTCGTCTGTTGGAGTGCCTGCAATATTGGTTAAATTAGAATAAAGTACATTATTTGGTCCTCTAACCGAATCAAACAACCTATGGGCTTTAGTATCATTAGCCCTTTTCTTAATCCAAACAAAATCAGGCTTAAA